ATTGGTACCCATGGAAAGGATAAGGTCAGTTCCGTCTAAAACACTTTTTGCCATATCTTTCTTGTTATGATTGTTAATACTGTGCCGGTCGCCACTCCGACAATAAAGGCGATGAGAAGCATCTTCCACGGATTTGAACTGCGTTCTTTTTCCGTTCTGGCTTCATTCTTCTGCTGCTCCAATGCTTTCTTGTAGCTCGCCATCTGGCGCTCATAGTACTCGCACTGGCGTTGCAGACTGTCGCAAGTGGCATACACCACGATGATGCCACCTTTGTTCTGCACGGTTGCGCTGGCTCGTCCGTTCTTGGCTCGGTACTCTGCCTTTTCGGGCAGGTTAGTCAGTTCCGCCAGAGGAATCTCCAGCTTGGCTTCCTCCTGTGGTACTGTCTCCGTCCATGTGTGACGCACCTCGCTCTGGAGGGTGTCCGCGGATACTTGTTTCACGCTTTCCTCCGTGGCCACGCTCGCTTTTCGGCTTGTCGCGCAGCCCGACAAGAACAGGGCAATCATCATGATGCTTGCAACTGTTCGCAGTGTCGATAGCCTTCCGAAGACGCGCCATCTCGCGTTTCGAGGCTTCGAGGTATCTTCTTGTCTCATTGAGTTCTTCCTTCAATGGTTTCACGATGTTCTCTACCAAGATACGGGTGGCATGCTCGGCGTTGTCCATACGCACCGTCTCGGCATCGGCTTCCGCCTTCATCGATTCCGCTTTCGCTTTCCTTATGGTAGCCCGTAGCGTGCATATTGCAACAATGGTAGCCACCAGACCTCCGCCAAGGAGGACGTTCAGGACTTCGCTGATATTCATGCCATCCATATTTTTACTGTTGGTATATTCCTATTGACTTGAGCCACTTGGCTACATCGAAGGCAGGACAGGCTTTATTCACGCCCGGAAGGTCGCAATGACCTACAATCTTGATCTGCGGAAAACGCTGATGGAAGTTCCGCACATAGTCGGTCATCGCCTTCAGCTGCGCAGGGGTGCGCGTGTCCTTGGGATGCTTCATATCCTTGGTGCAGCCACCGGCATACACCACATGGCGACTCACACTGTTGTAACCCTTGGCACCGTTGGTCACTTCCCACGGATCAACCTCCGCATCTTCGTTGTTATCGACAAGGCGTTCCACCTTGCCATCCAAGTGTATCAGGTCGGTATAGCCTACCTGCTTCCAGCCACGCCCACCCTTGCTTACCGGGTCAGTGTGCCAGTGGCGTATCTCATTCGAAGTTACCTCACGGCCTTCAGGGGTGGCTGTGCAGTGTAGGACTAAATACTTCATTCTCGCCATTACGCTTCAGCTTTATATCCGCTGGTCATTACGACACCTGCGTCTGCCTTCTTGAACATGCAGATGAAGTAGTGGCGGAAGTTCACCTTGTTGCGCTGGTACTCAGGGTCGTTCTCGGCAGGACTCCAGTACATCTTGGTGGAGCCAGTAGCCTTGAACACACGCTGTGTATAGAATGCAAATGAGCAGTGGAAATCACCTGCGGTATCTCCCTTGTCGCCGACTGCCTTCTTCACTCCATTGGATGTGTAATAAGGGGTATTGGCAAATTCATAAATGTCAAAGCCGTAGAGCTTACCCACCTTGCCGGTGTTGCGGTCGATGTTGTACTGCTCCTTAAAACGCTGATCGGTCTCCAAGAGGTCATTCACATGGTCGGTACACAATACGAGGCGACGGTTGGTGGTCGGAACGCCCAACTTGTCGAGGGCTGCCTTCATCGCAAGCAGGTCCTTGACGGTCATTTTGAGACGACCAGTAGCAGCATCACGTTCGCCGGTGGTGGTCAGCACTGGGGTCTTGGCTGTATTCTTCTGGGCGCAGAGCGCATGTGCTGCCTTGGCGAACTTGGCATCGTTGATGGCGTTTGAATGACTCTCCTTCACTCGGGCAATCTTGTCGTAGCTGATGGCGTACAACTCATCATCGGTGATAGGGGTCACCTTGGTCTGGAACTTGTCAAGCTTAATGGCGATGTCCTTGTCATCAAGTGCCTGCAAGGGGATTGGGTAGGTGGTGTTGTTGACAAGCACGTCAGGGTCAACGCCAACCTCCACCAAGTGAATCACATCATTGTCAACGATGCTTGAACTGTCGGGGATTCCATCAAGCCAAGTTCCTGCGAGAAACTCACGCAAGGACTTAACCAACTCTCCAGTCCAAATCTCCTTAAGCACGCCCTCGCGTGCCACGCCCACTGGCATTGCACCGCTCACGGCTAATGCGATGGCATTGGCACCTACTGCACCTGCCACGGGCGATACGCCCAAAGTCATACCGAACACGGCTCCTGTAAACGCATTGAACAGCAAAGCCGTAATCATGGTCAAAATTGTTTTCATTCTTTTTGTATTATTGGTTTGTACTAAAGTTCACACTCCATGCCGTACTCCTCCTTGTAGAGTCGCTTATACTCCTCGGGCTGCTCTTTGCGGAGTGTAAGGAGTTCAGCAGACGGCACATCGCTCAGTTTCTTGTATGTGGCAGGCTGCTGGGTTGGAGCTCCACCCTGGTGGCCGATAACGGCACTGAGCTTCATCTGTGGCGACATGGCAGAGATGATGCGCTCCAACTTCTCCTGGCCAATTTCCTTGCCGAGGTTGATGAACTCGTCCTTCTTGTCTGTGGCGATACGCTTCTCGCCGACTGCTTTCTCCACAACGGCAGTGATACTGGCAAGCGTGAGGGTCTCCTTCTCCTTCTGGAGTCTCTCGTTCTCTTGCTTAGCGGCATTCAGCTCGTTGAGCTTGGCGGTGATCTCCGCATCAGTCGCCGTTTCCGGCAAGCCCAACTGCAGGGCATACTGTTTCTGTTCCATTTGTTTTTGATTATTATTGTTCAACATTGGCAAGGGACACTCGCTGTCCTTGCCGAGAGTAATCTTCTTGCCGTCCTTCTGCAGCACGATGGCATCATCATTGGCTCCAATGTCCACCAAGCTAACCTCAAACAGTTTGCTCTTGGTGACGGTAGGACTGGTCTGACCCTGCACAAGCAGTTCGGGGTCCTCACTTGTCTCCAGAATGTCAAGCCCTGCGCTCACCATCTTCAGACTGCCGAACTCATACTGCTTCTTACAGCGTGTGGATAGTTCGGATGCTTCGTCAAACATCAATTCGCCGGTCACTTCACCATCCTCCACCTTCAGGTCTTTCACATAGCCTATCACATTACCACGCTCGTGCATATACAGCAGGACGGGGTTGCGCTGATACTGCTCCACGTTCATGCCAGCTGTCAGCACTCTTGTGCCGTAGCTGTTCAGGCTATCGTTGGTTATTCTTACGCGTTTTCCTTTACTCATATCATTGTCGTTTTCTGGGCTGCATTGCCCGATTCGCAGTGCAATATTACGAGGTAATTGTCTGTCCGCCAAAAAAGTGTGCAATGGTTGCACACTTCTATGAAACCATTGCACACTTTTTTGGAGAGCCACCGAAATCGTGGCACTTTTGCAGAAGGAATCGGGGCGTGGTATGCCCTGATGTGAACAAAAACCTTATCAACATGACAAAGGCAGATATTGAAAAAAAGAAATCGCTGGCACGCACGCTCTATCTTTCGGGCATGGAGCAGCAGGAGATTGCGGAGAAGGTGGACGTGTCGCGCGTCACCATATCCAAATGGTGCTCAGCCGAGGGGTGGAAAGAGGCTCGTGCGGCCAAGAACATCACACGCCCTGAACTGGTGAACAAACTGTTGCTCACCATCGACACACTCATTACACAAGTGAATGGTTCTGACGACCCTGCACTCATTGCAGGACTTGGCGACAAGCTGGCTAAACTCTCGTCGGTCATTGAGAAGCTCGACAAGAAGGCTAATGTGGTGGATGCCATCGAGGTGTTCATGGCGTTCTCCAAGTGGCTGGAGTACCGCTCGCAGACAGACCCAGAGGTGACTCCCGAACTGATGCGTGTAATCAACAAGTACCAGGACATGTACATCACAGAACAGATGGGCATAAAATAGTGGAGGTAGCCTATGGCAACAGCAGCGGAAAAGAAAAAGGCATACGAGGAGTGGAAAGAGCGATGCCGGCAAGTGCAAGCCATTACGGACACGTCACTCCTGAAAAGCGAAACGCCAGTAGAAAGGGACATGCGTATCAAACGCTTGCTCAACAACTACGCAGCGTTCTGCGAGTATTACTTTCCACACTTCCTGCAATTGCGTGACAAAACGACCGGTGAGGTCATACGCACCATTCACAACGCTCCGTTCCACAACGAAGCTGCACGCAAGGTCCGAAACACGCCCGACTTGAAGGCTGTATTCATGTGGCCACGCGGTCACGCCAAATCGACCCACCTTGATGTATTCACGCCGCTCTGGTTGATGTTCCAACCGAAGCGGCTTATCAACTTTATGGTGGTTGTCGGAAAGTCGGAGGACAATGCCGACCGACTGCTTGGAGATATTCAAGCGGAACTGGAATACAACCAGCGTCTCATTGCCGACTTCGGACAGCAGAAGAACGACGGCGGATGGCAGGAGGGCGAGTTCAAGACAAAGAGCGGTGTGAAGTTCCTTGCCTGCGGTCGTGGACAGTCGCCTCGTGGTCTGCGTGACCGTGAATCCCGTCCTGACTACATCGTCATTGATGACCTTGACGACGATCAGCTTTGCAAGAACGACAAACTCGTACACGACCTCACCGACTGGGTGAAGGAGGCTCTCTTTGGTGCGCTTGATGTGGGCCGTGGACGCTTCATTATGGTGGGCAACCTCATCAGCAAGAACTCTGTGCTCTACAATCTCTCACGTACAAAGGGAGTGTTCCTTTCTAAAATCGTAGCGGTTGATCGTAACGGAGAACCGGTATGGAAAGAGAAATGGACCAAAGAGGAGGCGCAGGCTTACCGCGACTTCGTGGGCTATCGTGCCTGGGAGAAGGAGATGATGCACAACCCTATCGTGGATGGTACGATCTTCCGTGCGGATTGGATTCGATACAAGCGTTTGCCAAAGCTCGAAAAGTACGACATGATTGTGTGCTATACCGACCCGTCGTTCAAATCGACAACCTCCAACGACTACAAGGCGAGCCGCGTTTGGGGAAAGATTGGCTCGGAACTGCATCTCATAGACAGTTTCGTGCGCCAGGCGACAGTCAGCGAGATGGTTCGATGGCTATACGACCTCTACGAGCGTACACGCGACACGGTGGCTATTCAGTTCTTCATGGAAGCGAACTTCATGCAGGATGTGATTTTGGACGAGTTTGCCGTGGAAGGGGAGCTGCGTGGCTACCAGCTGCCCATCATGCCAGACAAGCGAAAGAAGCCAGACAAAATCCAGCGTATCGAGGCGGTCAGTCCTCTTTGGGAACGTGGCTTTGTCTGGTACAACGAGCGCAAGAAGGAAGACCCCGATATGCAGGTGGGCATAGAACAGACGTTGGCGTTGGAGCGTGGCAGCCGTGTGCATGACGATGCGCCTGACGCTGATGAAGGCGCTATATGGATACTCCAGCGCAATACAAGACAGGAAAGTTTCAAACCGGTGTTCGGCAAAAGACCGACCGCCAAAAACATTTGGTAACAATGATACAAGTAATAAAGGACATTATCTGGGGATGGCAGTGCAAGCGTGCCATCAAGAAAGCCAACAAGCTCTCAAAGCTGCTTGGCATGAAGTATTATGTGATTTACATGAACGGATCGCTGAAGGTCGTACCGAAACGCACCATCCGCGAACTGGTTGCCAAGCACCGCTTCCGTAAGGGTGTAAAGGTTGCCGACATCGAGCGTCGTGCCATTTATGTGACGCATTAGGAAGGAGGCTTACTATGTTTATCACGGAAGAGGACTACAGAGTGGTCATAGGCGAAAATGCGCTGAAGGTCGTGTCGCAGGCATCGCAGGAGATACGCGACAATGCGGAACTGGAGGCTTGCGAGGAGATTGCCGGCTACCTCAGACCAAAATACGACACGGAAGCGGTGTTCTCGGCTGAAGGCGAAAACCGCAACCGTTTGGTGGTAATGTATGCCGCCGACATTGCGCTCTATCACATGATTGCCGCTATGCCCCAAAAGATGGGCAGCGAAATACGCAAGGAGCGCTACGAGCGTGCCATAAAGTGGCTGGAAGGCGTACAAGCCGGAAAAATCATCCCCGACCTGCCGCTCAACACCGACGAAGACGGCACACCGACTGGCGACTTGCTCATATTCGGTTCACAGAAACAATTACGACATAACTGGTAACGCTATGGATATAAAGAACTTTTTCAGCGGTATGTTCGGAGGTGGCAGTCAAAATATACTGCACACGCCAAACGGGGACTTCAACCTTGCGAAGTCGTCTGACCGCAAGCGCATAAAGAAGATGGTCATCGAACTGCAACGCACCACCGATGCGCTTACACGCAGGGACATTGCCGACTGGCGCAACGCCTGGCAAATGGCTATAAATGTGGACAGCCCGAACCGCCAACGTCTCTACGACATATACCGCGATGTGGATATTGACCTTCACCTATCGGGCTGTGTTCGCCAGCGTGTAGGATTCGTCATGGCGAAGTCCTTCAAACTGGTCGATGCAAAAGGTAATGAGAACGAGGAGGCACACCACTATTTCGACCAGGCTTGGTTCAAGCAAATGCTCGAATACGCGCTTGCCGCCAATCTTTGGGGACACTCGCTCATCGAACTTGGCGACCTCACCACCGATGGCGATGGATGTCCTTGCTATACGGATGTGAAGCTCATTCCACGGAAGCATGTCATTCCTGAATACGGCCGTGTGATTCAACAGCTCGGGCAGGACTGGACTACGGGCATAGACTACCACTCAGCCCCATTCTCTGACTGGCTCATAGAAGCTGGACGGCCTGACGATCTCGGACTGTATCTGAAGGCTGCCACGCAGACCATTCCTAAGAAAAACATGTTGGCATTCTGGGATTCCTTCGGCGAGATTTTCGGTATGCCGATGCGTATTGCACGCACCACCTCACGCGACCCCAAGGAAATGGGACGGCTTGAACAGATGCTCAAGGGTGCCGGAGCAAGCCAGTACATGGTAGCAGGGCAGGACACCGAGATTGAATTCGTCGAAAGTGGAAAGGGCGATGCCTTCAACGTCTATGACAAACGCATCGATCGAGCCAACTCGGAACTGTCAAAGCTCATCATCGGGCAGACGATGACCATCGAGGACGGCAGCAGCCTCTCACAATCAGAAACACACCTTGAGGTGTTCGAGAACCTGGTGGAAAGCGACTGCACCATGCTGCGCGACATCGTGAACAACCAGCTTATCCCACGCATGATAAAGCACGGCTTCCCGATAAAGGGACTGCGCTTCAAATGGGATGATGCCGTCGATTACACACCGGAGCAGCAGGTGGCATACGAAACCATGGTTGCCGACCGCTACGAAGTGGACCCATCCTACTTTGCAGAGAAATACAGTATGCCTGTAGGCGAACGACGCAATGCTCAGCCCATGCTACCCGGTGGCAGTGACGATGATGGCGACGAGGGCAACAATGAGCCACAAGACGATGACGACAAGAAGAAAAAGCAGCTGCAAAACGCACACGGCTCTTTTTTCGATTAAGCCCCAGCGATTACCTGGGGCTGCACCAACGCTATGCCGAAATATTAGGCAATGATATTTCTGTTTCTTCGTTATGCCTTAGTAAAAAGGAAGAGGAAATTGATACCATTGCTAAAAAATGGGCAAGTGTCATCAGTAATAAGTATGCAAGAGAAGATGCAGAAGAGGCTGCAAGAATTGTGCTAAGAAGTGGGATTGTAACAGAACTACCAGAGTTGCGGGAGGCGGATTTAGGAGGAAAAAAACGTTATTTTGGACTAACAAGGGCACAATTCCACGCTGCTATATGCGAAGGAGACACAGGTTTTATCAAAGTGAACAAACGGGCTTATAAAACATGGGAAAAGGATTCTGACGATGCAATCCGTGGAGGATGGCATGCACAAAGAAACACAATCCTGCACGAATTGGGGCATTATATCGACTTTTGTAATGATCCCGATTTCTTTCGATCGGTGGAACACGAATGGAGCTTGGATAACGTAGATAAGAAACTTGTCAAAAAGCAACTGTCCGAGTATTCACTTACCAACCGTGCCGAGTTCGAAGCGGAACTGAACTCAGCAATACTAAGTGGAAAGGTTTTCTCTGAGGATATACTTTCGCTCTCACACATGAAACAAACAAAAACATCTATTGCCAAGCAATTACTTGACTACGGCTCTGGAAAGAATGTGTGTCTTCCGAGTGAAGAGGTTAGCAAGGGCTTCAAGGATGCGATGAAAGTTGTATTCAACCAAAAGGGTGGTTCTTTCTCTATTGACATCATGGCAGATAGCAAAGTTCAAAAGCTGATAGAGGCTCATGCTGATGTTCTCAACAGAAATATACAACGAGTGGAAATGTCTGAAACCATGCGCAAGCGACTCACACGCTCCAACTATATCTTCTCGGGCATGAAGACGTTCCACGAACTCAACGAGGCGTTCCCTTCATTGCTCGATTCTAACGGCAACAGAAAGACATTCGAAGCCTTTTTGAATGACGTTCGGAAGATAGACAACACCTACAACTCCAACTACCTCCGTGCGGAGTACAACTTCGTACAGTCGTCTGCGGAGATGGCTGCCAAGTGGGAACAGTTCTCGGAGGACGGAGACCGCTACAACCTCCAGTACCGCACGGCAAACGATGGCAAGGTGCGTCCGGAACACGCTGCGCTAAATGGCGTGACGCTTCCACCGTCAGACCCATTCTGGGAGGAATACTATCCACCCAACGGATGGAACTGCCGTTGCACCGTAGTGCAGGTGCGCAAGTCCAAATATCCTGCCACGCCCCACGATGAGGCAATGGCACTGGGCGAGGAAGCGCTGCAACGTGACACAAAGGGTATCTTCCATTTCAATCCAGGAAAGGAAAACAAGACCGTACCCGACTACAACCCCTACACTATTCGTCGATGCCGTGACTGCGACATAGCAAAGGGTAAAATCAAGTTGGCGAAATTCATTCCAGAGAATGAGTTATGCGCAGCGTGCAAATATTTACGAACTTGTTTGGAACACAAATATAGCGATGGTTTCCGTAACTACAAGAAAGAGGTTACGAATTCTGTCACAGCCATAGACGGCAAGGAATGTGCAAACTTACAAACAGGACAGTTCTATCAGACAAAGAAATCATTCAAACGAGGTATTGCACACGCCTATACGGTCGAGGAGGTTGAAATGTTTGAGACATTCAAGGATTATGCTTCACGAATGACATTCGTCCGCCACAGTCCACTTGGGGAGGTTAAAAATATGACCGCCCCGAAAGACATTGCTAACATTCAAAAAAAGATACACCGTGGCGTTACTGGCTACAATGTATATGAGGTTACTATCGGTGATGAATTGTGGGAATTAAAAACAGAAGTGTTCAAAAACAAATCGGAGACACTATATGTAGCAATAAGAAAAGGATAAACGACTGTCCAGCGAGGTTCACATACCCCCATTAGGAATCAGAAGCCTATCCTTTGATGCAAAGGTAATAACAAATTTTCAAAACACAACAAGTTATGAACAAAATTTTCTCATTTCTAAAGAAAAGCAACCGCTACAAGCATCTTGTCGGCGGTTTGTTGGTCGGTCAATGCGCATTGTCGCCATGGGCTGCCATCTATTCTGCCATCATCGCAGCCTCATGTCTCGAACTCAAAGACAAGCTTCACGGCTGTCCATGGGACTGGATTGACTGGGCTTGCACAGTGCTCGGGGGCTTCATTGCAATGTTATTTTGGCTCATTGTGTAATATTCATTCATCTTTTGCACAGAGAATGAGTAACTTTGCAAACTGGTAGAGTTTCCCATAGGCCGTGTGGTCTATCGCGGGTACAACAATGCGAACGCGAATGGCGGTGTCTCGAATGCGAATGCGAATAACGATGCCTCGAATGCGAATGCGAATGTCGGCTCGCGCCTGGAAATCTAACTAATCGGCGTACAACGATGGGGACGTGTCCCTAATGTGGAGCCGAGGGAAACGAGCCACAGCAAAAGCACCGATATAAATGTGGAAAGCTGAAACATCAAGTGTCGGGCAATAGAGTTTGGTAGGTCGGTAACGATTCGAAGAAGTTTGGCCCGGGGTAAGGAAGGCCCTTATCTTCCATCATAAAAAGAAGACCATGCACAGAGAAGGCTATATCATGCAAGAGATAACGTCCTACGGCAATATGTCGGAGGCGTTTGACCGTGTACTGCGTGGGAAGAAGCGTAAGAAATGCCGTCAAGGACGCTATCTGCTCGCACACCGCGAGGAGGTGATTGCTGAACTGACTGCAAAACTTGCCGACGGTTCCTTTCGACTCGGCAATTATCATGAACGCATCATCTGTGAGAATGGCAAAGTAAGACACCTGCAGATTATTTCCATGTACGACCGCATCGCAGTGTATGCCGTGATGAACGTGGTGGACCAGCATCTGCATAAGCGTTTTATCAGAACGACTGGAGCAAGTATCAAGAAGCGTGGCACACATGATCTCCGCAAGTGCATGCAATTGGACATGGAACGTGACCCCGAAGGCACACGCTACTGCTACGAGTTCGACATCAAGCATTTCTATGACAATACTAAGCCTGAGTTTGTCATGTGGTGCAACCGCAGAGTATTCAAAGACAAAATCCTGCTGTCGCTCCTGGATCATTTTCTTCATCTTCTGCCGGAGGGTATCAGCTTCGGGTTGCGAAGCTCACAGGCTTCTGGCAACCTCTTGTTGTCCGTGTTCCTCGACCATTATCTGAAGGACAAATACGGCATCCGCCATTTCTACCGTTATTGCGATGACGGTAGAGTGCTCTGTGGCAACAAGCAAGAAAATTGGCTGGCACACGGCATTGTACATGAGCAAGTCGAAAAAATTGACCTTGAAATCAAGAAGAACGAAAGGGTATTCCCATCAGCGCAAGGAATCGACTTCTTGGGGTATGTGACATTCAACGGATCATACTCACTACTGCGCAAGCGCGTCAAGAAGAAGTATGCAAGGAAACTACACAAAGTCAAGTCAAGAAAGAGACGGCGAGAACTGATTGCGTCATTCTACGGAATGACCAAGCATGCTTGCTGCCGAAATTTGTTTTATAAATTAACAGGCAAAAAAATGAAATCATTTAAGGATTTGAATGTCGCTTACAAGCCGGAAGACGGCAAGAAGCGATTTGCGGGTGCGGTGGTAAGCATCCGCGAGTTGGTGAACCTGCCCATCGTGGTAAAAGACTTCGAAGTTGGGGTCAAAACCAGCCAGGGCGAAGACCGCTGTGTCGTGTCCATCGAGCAGAACGGCGAGCCGAAGAAGTTCTTCACCAACAGCGAGGAGATGAAAAACATTCTCCAGCAAGTGAGTGAAATGCCAGACGGCTTCCCATTCGAGACCACCATCAAGGCGGAAACCTTCGGCAAAGGTAGAACAAAGTACATTTTCACATGATGAACAGAGTAAACGGAGCACGAGGGGTAAAGCTGCTTGAATGCACCAACCCCGTCAAAGGAAAATGGCGCGTCCGCTGGGACGTGCATAACAACGAGGATGGATCTGCCGACTATATGGAGGCTGAGTTCAACGGAAAGCCATCTGAGGATACCATCAAGACCATGGTGTCGGAATGGTTCAACGACCGCACGAACGAGACCATACTTTCTGGCTTCGTGTGGAACGGCATGAGCGTGTGGCTCTCTAACGAGAACCAGTTCAACTACAAGGTGGCATACGACTTGGCTGTGCAGTCTGACGGCAAGACATTGCCGGTCACGTTCAAGTTCGGAACGGACGATGTGCCATGCTATCACACGTTCAGCACCATCGAAGAACTGACGGACTTCTATACCAAAGCCATGCAGCATATCCAGGACACACTGGCTGATGGATGGAAGAGCAAGGATAATTTCAATTTGGAGTTATACCGAGACTAAAAACAATCCCTTCGGGGGAGGGTAATAAAAAAGCCCCCGGCCTGTTAAAATAGTCGTCTCACTTACTTTTTTAACCAAAACGCCATACAGCGCACGACCGGGGGCGTATGCCCTCGTTCGCACTGTATGGCTTTATTGTTTTGGTTGCGCAACGCGCTATGTAAGTGAGACGATGCAAAAGTACAAATAATTTCTGAGAATGAAACTAATAGAGATACTGAATTTGAACAGGGAACTGCTGATTTACTTCCAAAAGGCAGGAATCAGGCTGGACGATGTACAATATATCGACCTATTTAAGGAATACCGCACACTTTCCGCACAAGGCGAGAAGGTGTCATATATCGTGGCAAGGCTCGCCACAGAATACGCCATAAGCGAGCGCAAGGTGTACAGCCTTATACGGCGTTTCAAAACTGACTGCAATCTACTTGCAGTGTAACGTTTGCGTATGGTCATTGTCGAGGGGACACGCGTTGTTACCTTTGCACCGTTTTCAAATTCAAAACGGTTATGAACAAATACCATCAAATTTTACAGAAGGTACTTACTCATGGCAAGTACCAGACCAACAAGAAGGGAAGCATACGCTATCTTCTCAACGAGCAGTTGGTGCTTTCCCCTGCTGACCTGCTCGACATATTCGAGGGGCACGGCATCGCACGAAAGAAGTTAAAGAACGAGCTGCAGCTCTTCATGCAGGGTGAACGCAATGTGAAGAAGTATCGCGAGGTGGGCATCAACTGGTGGGACTACTGCGGTGCCATTCTCGTAAACTCCTACCCTACCTACTTTGAGAAGCTGCCGCCACTCATCGCCAAAATCAACCGAGAGAAGCGCAACAGCAAGAACTATGTGCTGTTCCTCGGTTCCACCGATGCGGAGACAAACCAGGCACCGTGTCTGTCACTCGTTCAGTTCCAGATTGAGAACGACGAATTAGTGGTGTCGGCTTACCAGCGCAGCTCGGACGCGAACCTCGGCTTGCCAGCCGACATCTACCACCTCTACCTCATGGCCCGGCAGATTGACCTCCCTTTGAAGTCCATCACGCTGAACCTTGCGAATGTGCATATCTACGAAAACAACATCGAACACACACGACAGTTGCTCAACGGAAACGAGAACGTGAAATTTGAACTGAACGTGTAAGGCATGAGAAAACAGTATTTATCGGCACCGCTCCCTTTCGTGGGGCAGAAGCGCATGTTCGCGCGTGAGTTCATCAAAGTTCTAAAGCAATATCCGGAGGACACGGTATTCGTGGATTTGTTCGGTGGTTCGGGCTTGCTGTCGCACATCACCAAGTGCCAGAAGCCAAATGCCACAGTCATATACAACGACTTCGACGGCTACCGCAACCGCCTACAACACATCCCGCAGACCAACCACCTTTTGGCTGACCTGCGCAAAATGGTGGAGACGGAAGGCATACCCAAGCACAGCTGCATCCGTGGTGAACTGCGCGACCGCATATTCGCTCGTTTGGAGCAAGAGGAACGAGAGGTCGGGTACATTGACTTCATCACCATTTCTTCCGGACTGATGTTCTCCATGAAATACAAATTGAGCATCCCCGAAATGAAGAAGGAGGCTCTATACAACAATCTCCGCAAGTCAGACTATCCTACTTGTGAGGACTATCTTGAAGGTATCACAGTAGTATCATGCGACTACAAAGAGGTGTTCGCCCGATACAAAGACATGCCGAATGTTGTGTTCCTTGTTGATCCGCCCTATCTATCCACCGACGTTGGCACATATAATATGTACTGGAAACTTTCCGACTACCTCGATGTGCTGACCATTCTTGCCGGACATCACTTTATATATTTCACTTCCAACAAGTCATCCATTATTGAGCTTTGTGAATGGATGGGCAAGAACCCGACCGTGGGCAACCCATTCAAGAACTGCCACAAGGTGGAGTTCAACGCAACAGTGAACTACAGTTCGCACTACACAGACATGATGTTGTTCACCGATGCCGCCTAACGGCGTTATAATTCAATTCTAACGGCATTAAAAAGCCCCGGCGGTAAATTATCCGTCGGGGCTAAATCGTTGCGACATGGGCGGTTTATCGCAATAGGTAACGCACCGCATAACAGTCGATGCTTTCAAGTATCTCTTCGTGGTTGTGGTTGGTGTTCGTCTCAACAAGCGCCATGCCGTTAAAATCATCACCACTCAATCCGTCAAGGGCTGTATGCACCTGGTGGCAAAGGTCGAAAGCTGCATCATGGCCACCGTCAGCCCAGTCTGTCACAAGGTGAATAGTAACAAGTCCCTTGCCACGCTGACTGCCACCTTGAAATGGTGACCACTCTATCTTTCCAAACTCCACAAAGACGGCTGGACGCGCCCATCCTTCTTCCTGCTCTACAAACTCCACATTGTGGTTCCACAAATCGATGTGCTGCACTTCAGGCACATCGCTCGCCAGTTTTGCTTTAATGGCGTTGAATAATTCCTTTCTCATTTCAATTTATATTCGTGTTCAAAATACTCTGCAAGGTTCTCCTCGATGATGTCCTTGACCGCTTGCTCCACTTCTGGCGATGCTCCAAGAAATCTGCGGCGCGGTATCTTGATGCTCTTTCCTTCTTTCATCAGAGCCATGTGCTTCCAGAACTCAGCCTCGGTGCTCAGTTGTATGGTGCGCTTGTCGTTACGTCTCTCACCGTTCTTCTTGCGTCCGAATGAGCCTGTCGCCTCATGGTACTTATGCCAGAAGAATCGCTTCATCCTCGCCGTCACCTTTACCTCGCCTCCATCGTTGTGTATGGCTGTATAAGGCAGTGTCGAGCAGAACGTGATACTGCTGTCTGTGGTTCGGCTGCTGATGCTCTGCCGCAACTTGCCGGTGTCTATCAGTATGGAACCGCCAGGACGTGTGGGGCTGCTTCTGCGCTGCCACGCCTCGTTGAAGAATGCCTGCCGTTCAAAGTTGCGGTCAAACTCATCACTCAACTCCACCCTAACGTCGTTTAGGATATTGCGGATAATTTTCTGTATGTCCTGGTTCATCGTCAAAGTCGAATTTTAGAAACGTCTGTGCCTCTTGTGGCACTTCGTTCTTAGGGTCACAAGAGGCATTGAGGAGGTTGTAGAAGGTACGCTCACATATACCATAAACAGGATACACGTACCTTCGCCATATCTCGCGGTTGCTGATTCCGCTTTTGGCATGTTGGTCGTATATCCTATTTATGTCGGTGACACGTTTCTGATAGCTTGCTCCTCGCCTCTTGCTCATAAAATGTTTTAGTGTCTGTCTCTTGGTTTATAGGGACGGATGTCATAGCTCATCTTTGCGCTGACGGTTACTCTGCCCGTTCCCTCACATTGGTCACATGTGCTTTCTTTGCCAGTCTCCTTGTCGTGGAGACGACCTTTGCCGTAACATTTACGGCACAAGGCCACTTTCGGTTTCTTCTCTACTTCCAGTATCATGTCTCTTCGCTTTTAGGATTCTGTCATTCCGAGCGGTATTGACTTCCACATTCCGTTCTCGTTCTTTATCTCAGCCCTGATGAACTGCTTGCTCACCTCCGGCTGGTAGCTTTCCTCGATGATGCGCACGCCTTCAAGGAAACGCTCATCGCCGGTGTCCTGCGCCACCTTGCGGAGTTGCACGATGCGGCTTGCCTTCAGCGTGCCCTTGGCATCGCGTGCCAGCAGGCGAAACACCATGTTCACCAACGCCTGTGTCTTGTCGTCATTGGCAAGGCCGGCGATGTACTCCTTCACGATGGCGATGCCGTCCTCTACGGTGTCACGGTAGCCGTCGGTCACATACACACCGAGCGTAATGCGCTTGTTGCCCTCGGAGTTGGTGAACGTGTGGCTGCGCTGGTCGTCCTTGACCTTGGTCTTGAACAGGTCAGACTTCATCTCCAGTATGGTCTTGAAGTTGTCCATCACCTTTTGCTTGCTGTCCTTGATTTGCTCGCTGATGCCGAGAAGCACGGGGATGGAATGCTCTATTTCCTCGTCCACGAGCTGTTTGTACTCTTCACGCTCGGCCTTGGCTTTCGCCTCTGCCTCTTTCTTGGCTTTCGCCTTTTGGAATGCCCGGTACTCGGCCATCTCCTCCGCCGTCATTTCAACGGTCTGCTTGTTGTCTTCTTTCATTGTCGTAAACTTTTTGTTGATTATTATTTTGATTGTTTATCACTCGTCGTCTTCAGGTACTGGCCAGTCTCCTTCTTCCAGTTCCTTGTCTATCTCGTATTCAATACACTCAAGAAATTCGATGTACTGGTCACCTTGGAGTTCTCTGTATGCGATGCCATGAATGAATTCCATCACACGCTTCACTTTCTCATTCATGCCTCACCTCCATTTCCGATTGGCATCATCATGTATTCCACTCGTGGCTGTGCTGGAGGTGTCGGTTCTTTCTTAGGTTTCAGACCTCCCTTGCGCTGGATGGAGCGGAGCTTCACCGATAGCTGCTCCAATTCCTCATTACTTAGTTGGGAGAACACCTTGCCGGCAATACGCTGATCCTGGCAAAATGCGTTGATGCGTGTCCAGTCTGTTGTATCGATGCCGAGCTTTTGCATCAACCTCAAGCACTGGCTTCGATGCTTGCGCTGCTCGTCCTTGGCGGTGCGTATCAATTTGGCTATAACACCTTCGAGCTTGTCGCACATCATGTCGTACTCCTTACGGGTCATTTCCCTAAGCGAAGTGGTACGTCCATTAGTGAATTGACTCACCACTCCTTCCTTGAACTCATCGCCCAGCTCCTTGGTGGCAAACTTGTAGCTCTTTTTGAGTATGCCATAGAAGCGTGCGAAATTGGTTACTTCCTGTGCCATATCTATTTCAATTTTGACAACCTTATTCTTTCACTTAACACCTTCAAATTACATTCAGGACAACACTCCCCCTCATCTTTCAATGGATGAGGATTGTTTCCATAGCCGATTTGGGGCTTACCGCAAAGGCAGCAGGTGTATTCACGAACATTGTTCTCATGACCTTCAAACATCACTTTAATGCCACACGAACTGGCAACATCCAGTTCCAGTTTTGCTCCCTTGCTCAATTCCCAGCCTTGCAGCATATAGATGCAATCACACTTCAAAAGCTGGGCAATGTCCACTCTCATGTGCTCCATCCAGTGAGCATCCTGCGAAACGCCATTTTCAAATGGGTTCACCGGCTCGTAACCTTTTATGGAGAGATAGCGTGCCGCATGGTCAAAGGTTGCCATACGCTCTTTAAGGTCGTAGTGGGCTATCGCTCCGCTGATATAAACTTTCTTCTTCATCTCAGTTATGTTTAGTTGTTAGACTTGTCATTATAAACCTCCACGGCTTTCTCCGCCCAGATGGTGTAATATTCGCTCACGTTGCCTGAATAGCGTCCTTGGCAGTAGGCTCTGAAGCCTTGCGTTCTCACCTTCACACCGGCTGCGTATTTCAGTCTGATGGCAGGTTTGCCGATTGGTTTGCCTTTATCCTCTTGGCTGACGAAAATGAAGGTCTTGCGCTTGAAGCGGTCTATCAATGCCCTGGTCAGTGAATATTCCCACCCTGCTTCGTAGGCGTACTGATAACTGTCCACAATGATGAACTTGGCGCTCTTGGGCTTTGCCAGACGTTCTTCCAATGCCTTGATGTCACCATCGGTAATGATGCGGAACGAGCCTTGAACGTCACTCATCTTGAATTGGGCGAGCCGTCGTTGCATCGACAGACCAACGCCCTCCTCCAAGGACACATACAACACGCTGCCTATACCGCAGAGCATCTTGGCAAACTGCATAACGAAGGAACTCTTGCCACTGGCACTGGGGCCACTGATGAACCATGTGTCGCCCTCTTCAGGCTGACCGAACACGTCTTTCCATTGTCCTTCAAATGGTAGTGCCTTGCACTTGATATTCGCCACATCCTTGGGACTATAAGCTCGCTTTGCCATATCACTTCTCTGTTTCGATAAGTTCTGATACAACTGCGTCCGCTATCTTGACTGCATATTTGGCAATGAGTTCGGCTGTCATTTCTTCACGATCATGGTGAAGGACTGGAGCCACAAACAATGCAGCCTTGGCCAATTCATAGCGACGTTGCTCCCAGTCCACCTCGTTATTTCGTTGTCGGCGGTTTATTTGTATAACCGCGTCCATATATTGCATTTCCATCTTTGTCATCATGCCTGCACTCTTTTTAGTTTTTCTATTTCCGTGTAAACTCGTCTCAGTCCACCACCCGACTTGCGCACCAGGGTAGCAATATCCGCACCTTCAGGGGCGTTCACCTTTGCCACCACACTCGCCTGGTCTTTCAGGAACTTCTCACGCTCCTTGCAGTCGTCGGGCGTTACCTTCGAGTAGCGGTCACCGTATCGACTGAGCATCTCAGTATAGCCCACTTTCTTGCACTCAATGGAGCGATTGATTTTGGCTTTCAGTCCGTCCGCACCCATCATATACCAGGCGCAGCATCTTTCTGTAGCGTTCCACAAGGCTTTGAGTTCCAGGAATGCCTCATACTGCAAGTCGCCAGCCTCGTCCAGAATGATGAGTGGGGTGTCGATTGAGCGCAAATAATAAACCAAATCCTCGTACACGTCGCTGTATCTTCCATTGCTGCCAACACCAAACTCAGTGGCTATCTTGCGCACCAGCTTCAGTTTAGTCTTCACTTGTGAGCAATCCACATAGATGGCATTGCGGTGGCACTGCACATAATAGCGTGCCGTGAATGTCTTGCCGATGTTGGGTATATCACAAAGTATCGCACTCAGTCCGCTCTGTTGGCTGAACTCCAGCTGCTTGGTGATATATTCGAAGGTGGCGGTGCGTGCTGGCTTCCATTCAATGCCTCCTCTGAGGTTCACACCCAGTCTTCGGGCGATGGTTATCCAGTTGGCTTCGCTCAGTGCCTTATCGGTCTGACCATTCTTGATGGCGCTATATACCGAGGTGCTGATGCCCAATGAAGCAGCGTGCTTAGCATCGCTCGGATAGTTCGTACGGTTGGTGGCTATGGCCTCCAGTATCCGCTTCTTGTTCTCGTTCGTTATCATGTCTCACGTTATTTTAATATTGTTCTAATTCTGTTCTATAAATCTGCCAACGGGTCAGAAATGTGGTAGCTCACTTCCATTTCCGGCTCGCTTTCCATCGGTGGAAGTTCCATCGGTGGCGGTGGTGCAGCCTCTTCCGAAAGTTCCGACTTGGATATGCCAACAGCTGCAATGGCGTTCTTCTTCACGTATGCGTTGAATGCAGCTATCTTCTTCTGTTGGTTCACGAATATCTCTTTGTCCTTGTCAGTCTGCTCTGCATCGGCAGTGTTGAACGTGCCCACGTCCTCGAGCTTGTCGATAAGTCGGTCGTTCTGGAAGATATAAACGTCGGTTGCGTTGCCGTCCTCATCGGTCAGATAGTAGGCATCCACCTTGTAGTTGTTCGGATCGAGACGTTCCATCACTTCAGTCTTGCTCAACCACCAATCCTTATACGCCACTCTGCAGTAGCTGTTCCTGCGTATGGAGGTCTCAGTGTGCTCGCCGATGAAGCGTGCCCACACCGATTTGTCCATTGGCTGAAGCGTTGGGTTCATATTGGCTTCAAGCACTTGCCAGCGTGTCATGCCGGGGTATTTCTTCTGGTTCGGGTGAAGGGTATTGTTGAACTCCTTAATGTCACGGATGTCGTCTGCAATAAGTTCTTCCCATGTGTAGTACTGTTTGTCTTCGTAGGTGTCATTCTTCTCGTCAAACACCTTCTTGGCCTCCGTGCGGTAGTGCCTGTCCTTGGCGTAGAAGCGTCCGATGCCAAGGTGGTTCCGATGCTCCACCCTGCGTTTCTTGGCACCGTTCATCGGCTCGGCATATTTCTCCTGCGAGTTCATAGGGGCGCAGAAGCGCACGAATGGGAACAACACGCCGGCCTTCAGGAAACTCTCTTTCCACTGACTCATCAAGTGGTTCTCCACCTCAACCTGTGCCGGGCAACCCCAGCCCTTGCTTTCTATCAGTCGGAACATCGAGCGGAAGCAGTCGGCAACCAAGTCCACGTTCTTGTTGCGGTTGTAGGCGTAGCCCACCACGCACTGGCTTGTGACATCGTAGGCGTAGTATGCCTTCGGCCTTGCCTTGGTATCCTTCAGTTTGCGTGGGAGGTCGCGGTCATCGAATGAAATCTTTGAGAACGAGAACTCAGGCGCATGGCGGTGAACGTGTGGCATCTGCTCGTGCATGAATGTGGTGTAAGAGTCAAGCGAGTGTTCAATAAACAGTCGGTTCTTGGGCTTGTTAAGATAGTTGGTGATGGTGCTTTCGCTCAGCGACTTCGGGTCACCGTTCTTGTCGGTCCACTCGCTTGCGTCGAAAAGCTCACCGGTCTCTGGGTCATACACGTCCAGCTCACCGCACACAAACGAGTTGTACAATTCCCAAACATTAGTATTGAACGGCTTGTTGGGTAACACGGCTATCGACAGAATCAAACGCTCGGTACGGTAATCCACCTTACGGCTTGTCTGGTTACCGAACTTTCGGCTGATGAGACACTGGTATCCGTCACGCTGATACTCGTTCACCTTCTTGCGGAAGCGCAACATACTTGCCGGCAATGTGTGCCCGGTCTTCATACGGTAGCCCTCCACAGCTTGCGACATCATGCTCCAGTCATACTTCTGGCCCATCGTCTTCTGTATCGCCTTGGCGTTGTTGTAGAGTTTGATACAAGCATTCAGCACGCTGGCGTTGGTCACATACTCCTTCACATGAGCATCGGTAGCGTGGTCGTGTCCGCACTGGTTGCGCCAGTCGTTGAAATATGCGACAGCTGCCTGGTCCACCTCGTAGTTGGCATCAAGCCAGGCAAGCAGCACCTCAAGCGACGGGTCCGGATAAATCTCCTTGAGTTTGTCTTGATAAGCATCGGGCAAACTGCTAACCGCGATGAGCGCATAGCCGCCTCTTCCACCACGACGCACCACCTCCATTTTCTTGCGTGCAACGAGTTGACAGTAGTTGCTATTTGTCATAACACCACCGTCCACCAATTCACGCATAGAAATGCAAAGTCTGTTATCGTGGTACTCCATACTTACTCCTCCTTATCTTAATTCACTTGCAAACTTTTGGATATTCTCAATATCCGAGAACATAACCTGCTCATAATGCTTAACTTTCACTCCTTTGAAGAAGACATCTCCGCTATTGTCATTGCGGCTAAATTCCAACATTGCCCCATTTGGCAAATATTGTCGCATATAGCCATCATAGTCATGGAATGTTTCCATCGCTGGCAACTCGTTCATCAATATGCCGAAATTTTCAAAGGCAGCCTTGCGTATCTTGTTGGCAAGTGTGCTTTCACTCTCAAAAGTCAGAGCCTTCCATACCATTACGGAAGAAACGCCGAATATTTTCATCAGGCGTTCACGAACCTTTTTTGTTACATGAATGTACTTTTTCATATCTCACTTGTTTTTATTATTAACATATTGGTGGAGCTTGGGGAGTCGAACCCCACATGGCTATCCAGCGCACGGCAAACCTGCCACTCCTGCGGTCTTTCCCGCGGTCATCCGAGGCCAACCCTGCCGACTATCCAGTGCGGTGGCTGACTATCCAGTGCAGCACCCAGGGTCTCCGTGTTATCCTGCAATCATTTTACCTCGTTTATCTTCGGTCTAACGCTACATCCGTAGCAGGACATCAGCCGTCTTATCAATCTCGCCACATAACATTCTGGTGCTGTAAATACGATGCCGTCCTCTTCTGTGTAGCTGAAACTAACACCATCCATTATCAGAACCATTGCCACCTTGTGCTTCACGCTCTGCGTCTGCCACTCCTTTAATTCGTTGTCATTCATATTCTTTAATTGCAAATATTCGTTATTCTCGGTCATTTTTCGTACCTTTGACCACTCGTTAAAATATTAACACGTTGCAAAGATACAGATTTTCTGTAATTCAGCAAAATAAAATCCAGAAAATATGAACAATACGGACCCATTTTTACAGAAAGACCATATAGATTACCGCTTTGTTAGGTCTGTCCAAGAGCTTTTAGACCAAGGCATAGCGCATACACAGGGGGAAATAGCGCAAGAACTTGGGGTTAAAACAGCCAAGTTTTCAGAAATCATGAACGGACGTATGCACGTCGGGGTTGACATGCTTGCCATAATATCCGAGGTTTATTTGGTAAACCCAGAATGGCTACTTACGGGACGAGGTGAACGGATTTTTAGGAGCTCATCCATATTACCCGCCCGTTCCGAAGGGGAGAGAGAGGATACCAATCACCCCTATACCTTTGAGGACGAAGAAGAAATTATGCAACAACGCATCAAGAATGTAGAAGAAGAGGAGAAAAAAGAACAAGAAAAATACACAGCTCCAACTCTACTAAACCTAATCGCCGAAAAAGATAAACAGTTACTCGCCCAAGCAGAAGATATTGGTCGCCTCAAAGAGCAAATACGACAAATGACCATTGAAAAAGAAAAACATGTATTGGATGCCGACACTTCAAATATTGCAAGTGCCGGGTGAATCCATTCCATATCATTATAGGTAGCAAGCAATAACACCATACTTATACCCCTCCAACACCATTCGTGTACCATTTGGAGGGGTGTACCCCCTCTTTCGGGGTTCATTCTATGTAAGAATCCTCATAAATACAAGGTTTTAGCCCGATCCGCACCCATTTTACCAATATCACAAATGGGTAGTTTCCCCCACCCTATCCCTTAAAACCATCCTTTTCCCTCCCCCTCTATCCTACCCCCGAAAACCCCGAATGTGTAATTCCTATTTCCGTATTTTGTAATTCCTATCTGTAATAGCATTTGTAATCCCATTACAGGTTTTCTGTATTCGAAACACAAAAAAAAGGGAGGCCAATCGACCTCCCAACCAACAACCGTCCAAACGGCCTTTTATTTGCGTTCTAACGCCATAAAAACACCAGCCTAATCATCTGCCCCACGAGAGCATGAAATAAGCGTAGATTGCTTGATTATAGCGCGTTTCGTGCATAATGTACCATTGCCAGACAGCCCGGCATGAAGCAAATAATTCTTCGTCGCGCCGATCTGTTCAGCCGTCAAAACCGTATAAACCGCGGAAATGCTGCTAAAGTACCAGTCTTTCCGCCTCGTTCCATCTATATTGTGCAGCAGATGCACATGTATTACCTTTGCCATATTCACTCGTTTTGTTTTTGCAAATATACCAAATAATCATTATATGGAATAATTTCGCATTATCAAATTTCAAAATCGGCATAAAAAAAGTGGCCTCAGACACCATTCTACCCCACCCCAACACAACACCAAGCACCAACAGAAACGCAATATAAACCACCCGTAAGCCCCATGTAAACCACAGGAGCCTCAACAAGCCCAAAAAGTAAACCAAATGTAAGCCTATGTAAACGCTTCGTTTTACGCCGTCATTTTAGCCACACACGCCTAACTCGTTGAAACACAAAGCTCTCACCCATTTTTCAGCCGACCGACTCATATACGCTTCGTTCTGTGCCCCATACTGTGAAAAGCGTCAAGACTGGACTCGGCATATATTTCAGGAGGCAGAAGTCCAAAGGTGGTCATCTGCAAGCTATTGTAGCGACCGCGAATAAGATTGCCAGGATATTCTATACAATGGTAGTTAGCAAGAATCATTATGACGAAAGCAAAGTAGGACTTGATGAAAAGCAACTCCTTGAAAGGAAAATTATCTTGGCGCAAAAAACACTAGACAGACTCAATCGCAAGCTCTCTGTAACGCAAGGGTGATACATGTTATATAGAAGTCAATAAATTGAATGTTACTGTGAAAGCTGCATTTACAGATTCTGCTGTTGATGCTGATTCACTAAGTGCATTCGCTCCCTTCCAACTGATAGGCTCATCAAAGCCGTTACCAGTGTTGAGGGCAACAGTGATACCATTTCCGTTCTTCCATACCTTGTCTGGAAGACCATCGGAGTTGATGTCGATAAGATTGTATTCCTCCTCATTTTCAGAGGTAACGATGCCAAAGCCTGCGGAGAAACTGCCGGAGGCCTTGTTGATACCAGTTCCAACACCAAGATTATACGAAAGACTCTTGCCGCTTTGGATGCGGTCAAGTTCCCAGTCAATAGGCTCGGTAAAGGCATAGCCAAGATTTAATCTCACCTTCTTGTCGGAAAGAATCTTGTCAGGTAGTCCATCGCCATTAATATCTATGAACGATTCTACAGCTTCATCCGTATTCTTCGGCGCACTGCCGGAAATGGAGAATTGAGCCAACCATGAACTCTGTTGGTTCTGTG